AAGTGAGAAGACCCACGGGCATGAATATGCATATCTCCCTTAACATCTTCCTTGTCAGAGAACTGCATATTCCAATCGTATAAGCGTTGAATGAACGGTAATGTAATCCCGTCATCCCAAGCTTTGATCGCTCTCCGCAAAACAGTGTTCGCGGAGTTCATAAGAATGGACATCCCTGTCGCTGTGTTGACAGGCTGTGCGCCTGCCTCTCCCTGTGCTACTGACGGTAAACCTGCCTCTTCGTCTGCTAAATCCTTAGCCACGTTGAAGAGTGCAAGAAGTTCGTTGAGATGCCCATTGATATCGAAAGTACCAAAAGCCTGACTCACATTCGCGGTCAGTCCTTTGGCTCTCCATAGCTTCCTTGGCCTCAACGACCAATCACCGTCTACTGGCTCAATAGACCCTTCGTTAACTACTACCTGTGGAGCAGTAGATAATCCCGCATTGTCCATAGCCATTCTCCAACTAGCGTTCAACGCACGTTGGGAATTGTTCATTAATCTTGGGACTCCTATCCCAAAGATTGAAGTGTCAGACGTCTCCCATGAGAACACCGAATACGGAAGATCATCAGTATCCATAATGTTAGGGGTTGCACGTATGACTTTACCGTTAACAAACCACACTACCCCACTCATGATGTCTAGTGCATTTTCCGTGTCAACGTCACAGCCACAAGCTTCAAGATCGTCTTTGTCTAACTCACCGTGATATTCCCAGACTTCAAATCTGTTCTCGGTGATATTACCCTGTACCCCAGAGATGCCCTGCATCTCGGCTAGATAAGTAGCTGACGCCACCTCATCCACAGCACCTGATAATATATCGTTGATCTGCCCTGCTAAGTACCCATCCTGTTTAGCGAGGTTTCGTAAGTCCTTTCTAGACATGATGTGCCGTTGCAGAACAAACTCTGCATCCCGAATCTTACGGGCGGCCATGTCAGGGAAAAAATCCCAAGGGTCAACCCGCTCACAGGTTGGACGCTTGTCGTTAGTGACTTCTAAAACCTGCGTGGAATTACCCGTCTGGTCTTGCATCGTTGTCCATCTTTTGGAGATGCGATCATAGACCGTCACTCCCTTCAAGATGCCTGTACCTAAAAGTACAGAGTCGTGGATAATCTCTCTACAGACTGACGCCCAATTAGCTTCCACAAGCTGATCGTCCATCTCTAGCTTCATCTTCTCGGATCGGGCCTTCGCCTCTTCCACGATGCCTGCTACTACATCCCTCTGCTGAACCTCACTACCTTCGGGAGTAACTCCGACTGCTTCTTCAGACCCTTTAAAGTCTTGTAGGTCAGGGGATGGGGTTGGTCTGATATCCCAGTTTCTATCGTCTGTAGGGAATAAGATGTCGCTGATTCTCGCTTCAGCCGCGTTTACTTTTGACCGTGTGATGTTCGCGAATAGCTGAGAGCCACCAGACGCGGAGAGTCTTGCTTTCTCAACGTCAGAGTATTCCCCGTTATACTGCTTCAGGTCATCCATCCATCTAGCTTCGATCTCGCCACGTTGCGCGACTGCCTCATCTGCCTTCCCTTGTAGGGAAACCCCTAGAGCCGATAGTCTATTAGAGTAGGCAATGTCTTTATCTAACTCGGCATCAGGGTGCTGTTCTTCGACCTCAAACTCGTCTAACTCTGGCATCTCTTCTTCAAACTCTTGCATCACTATTCCCTGTCGCCAGATGTCTGGTCTATGATAAAAGGCTCATCCTGTTTTTCACCCTCGTCTTTCCACTTGAACACTAAGTTACCTTTCGATTCAATAGCCACAAGAGGGGCGCGAGGTTTTGCTTTGATGTACCCTAAGATGTCACTGTATGCCTTGATCGCGGATGAGTACTGCCCTTCCTTCTCGGCCTTTCTGCCCACACGGACTAAAGACCGCACAGGACAACAGCGAGTGGTAGTTAGTGCATCGTTGATGTAATCCTCATCAAATCTTTTAGCTTTGTTCTTAACCCCCTTCTTACGGCCACCACTCTTCTTGCGCTTGGGCTTATCCGCTGTTAAGGATTGAGGTCTGAAGTCCGATCCACTAGCATCGCCTCTATATACAGGCTCCACCATGGCACTCATTTCTTCGGGAACTTCTTCTGTGTCTAAGTCGAGGTCAACTATTGCTTCAATGTCAACGTCAGTCATTTTCACCTCTAGGTGTAAAAAACCCCCTAACTGCTATGACGGGACAGGTAGAGGGTTAGATAACAACAAGTAGCAAAACGGAGAGTTAAAAACCACCAGTATGTTAGATATTATAACAATAAATCGGATTAATTGCAAGCATTTGCTCTTCTAAACTAAACCACACAAGGCGTAACGATTTCTTGGGTGCGTCCGTGGTTGGTATGGAACCCTGAATCTAATTCAGCCCCCCTTCTCGCCCTGACGGCTTCCGATTTCGTGGCGAAAAGGCCAATGATTACTGGCCCACCGTTCCGTGAAATCCTAGCCTCCCACGGTCTTGGCCGCTCTATGCCTATGTGACGAACCCCAGTTACCCCAGATGTGTTTGTTACATAACGCTTCTTGTTCTGCATATTAATCTGGTGAGTAGTCTGGCGTAGGTTCTCTCGCCTGTTGTCTAACTTATCCCCATTGATATGGTCAATGCACTGATATAACGTGTGTCCTGTGTGCCAGACGTATGCAAGCCTGTGAGTGTAATGGAGAGTCTCCTTATACTTTATCTTGCGGTAACCATTAGTTGGGTCAAAACACCCTGCGCGGGAGCCTTTAGCTAGACGTCTACTAGGGGCGACAGTCCACCTGAAGTCTTGAATTTCATCGTCCCATACCAACGGCATGGCCAAAACGTCCTTTAGAGTTAGGGTCTTAGGTTGTAGGGGCATATGGCACATCGGGGTAGTTGAAGAGTGTGGCAAGAGCAGTGGGTGGGATTGCTCGGTTCGGATGCGCTTGTATCCTAGCCACACTACTATTATAGCTAATGCTTACACAATAGCTAATAGTTTACACTCTCGTATTGACCTCAGTGACTGCGTGTTCCAATGCCCCTAATAACCAGTACTGAGCCTTGGTCAGGTGGTGCTTGCTTACCTTGGCCCGTGGGTCTAGTGAGTAGTGGGATATGAGTGCGGCCTGCAACTTAGGGGGCATCCTTGTCATTACGTGATCGATGACTTGGAGATGTCGTGGCACTAAGACTTCAGGGGTTCTAGAAGAAGAGCCTTCAGACCCCGTGGTTACCCCACGGGATAGCTTAGATTCCATGGTTTCGTGGGGGTAACCAATTGAGGAAGTCTCAAGCATCCCCCGCTCCCAGTTAACCCACTCATATATCCTGTCTTCCACTACCAGTGGTATCGATGATTTACGTGCCATCTAGTACCCCGCTGTCGAATCGCCCGACATCCATTGGGATTGGGACATTCGCTTCCTATCCTTGTGGGTCTGGATGACCTTGCTTTGCTCGTTGAAGTTGACAGCCATGTAGCGTACTGCGTCACATATATGAGAACTCCAATCGTGGAGTGGTCTTGGTTTGAACTCGTTAGTCCGTTTGTTCTTTTCCCTGCGGTAGTTCCTTAAAGCCTCAATGACTACCTTGCAGTTGACCTTGTCGATCCAGATGCGTGGAAAGATAGTCCTCACAGCGTTGATGCCATCTTGGACACCAATCTGTGGGGCTATCTGGAAGTTGATTCCTAATGAGGCGGCCTGCTCTAGGCGCGATCTCCCCGTCCCTAACTCCCTGACCTGTATGTCATGAGGGGCCGTGTGGCTCCCCCAAGTGTAGGGTTTCGTGGACAAGTAAGAGATGTAGTGGGCTAGACCCTCCCCGTCCATTTCGTACACATCGATGATGCGTATCTCGTTCCCCGTGACCTGATACATTAGTATGCAGGTACTGTCCGACATTCCTAAATCCCAAGCGGTGTGGACAGGTAGCATAGGGTCATGAGGGACTGATATTAACCTACCCTCGTTCTCCGCTCTGTCCATGAAAGACCCGTAGTAACTACCCTCTATGGCCGCTTGGAATGAACACTCATACTCCTGATTAAACTCGGCATCAGTCATGATGTCCTTCGCGTCTGAGAGTTCATCAGGATCGATGACGTTAGTCTCAGAGGCGCGGAATAAAGCAGTCATCCACGGGGAATTCTTGGGGTCTGCTTCTTCTTTTATCTTGGCTTGTTGGTACAGATCGTGGAAGGCATCCTGACCCATAGGAGTCCCGATCCAGATTGCATAGCCCTTCCGATCTGACAAACTTGGCCTCAAAATCTCACCGAACAGATTTGCAGGCATCTGGCTATACTCGTCTAAAACGACTCCATCGAAATATTGGCCACGGAGTGCATCGGGGTCGTCACCTGCTCCATATAGCCGAATCCTAGCCCCAGTTGGGTAGTCTATGCGGAGTTCTGTCTCGTTGATCGTTATGTCTGGGATGACGCGAGACATATTTTTTAAGATGTCCCACGCGATTACTTTGGCCTGTCTGTACGTGGGGGCTAGATAGCCCAACCTGACGTTGGACTTCTTCATCGTCAGGGCGTCACGGAGCAGGTGATTGATGGCCCAGAAGGTTTTTCCGAACCGTCTGTGAGCAACAACTACTGTCCACCTACGGACGTTATCGTGAAGATGCCGCTGTAAGGGCCGTGGGTGGTACGGTATTTCTACTGAATTCATAGGACTCTTCCATGAGCCACCCCTCTTACTGTGTTAAAGGGTGGGGTCGCGAATCCCACCCCCCTAATATCAAAATCCCGATTTTATTTTTACTGCAAATTCACCGTCATCATTGTGTATATATATGGTGGGGGGCCAAAAAATTTGCAGGGGGTGTCTAGGGTCTTCGACCCCACCCCCCTTCCTTTCCTTTTTACCTTTTCAAATGGCCGTCTTTTACCTTCTAATTGCCATGGTTTTGACGCCATTAACTGTAAGCTATTGATTAAGCTATGAGTGTTATTTTAACTTTATAAATAAGCTTTTAATTCTATCCTTAATACCATCAATTTTAACATAACCTATTGATTTATATATCATTGTAATAAGTTTTAGAATTTGCAGAAATTCCGAACTTATTCTTTATATATAGTACTTCCATCCTGATCTTTTAACCCTATGCTATTGACATATCAAGGTGTGAGTGATAATCTGAGGTCAAGTTAAGCAATTGCTTAATGATTTCAAACAACACAATGGGGAAATTAAGATGTTATTAAAAAAAGATTATCAAGGCGTCAGGCGACTAAAACCTTTTACCTTTAAACCGTTAGCGTTAAACACGCTATTAAATAGCAATAAATTGACGGACTACGCTAAATCGTGGTTACAAGGGGAAACTCAAGGTGTAAGCAATTATGAGTATTTGAATAAACCTATGGCCATGCTTTTAAGTAAATCGGCAAAAACAGAAAAGACAAAAAAAGAGACGGGTAAAATCCAATATGTACTATTTTTGTCACCCCATAACAAAGTAAGCAAAAAAACCTTATGCCCATGGGCTGAACAAAACGGGTGTTTTTTAACTTGTTTGGCTTGGTCGGGCCAATTGGGCATGGAAGTTGCCGACAATGCCAAAATAAAACGCACAATTTTAATGCTTTTTAGACTTGAGCAATTTATTCAACGAATAGCCGATGAGTTAAGTTTTTTACATCAAAAGTACAAGGATTTA